GAACGGATAGGCGGATTCTGAAAACCACCCTCTGGGTTCTTGGAGCGGTAGTAGAAGATACCTGTCTGCTCGTAGATGTCCTGAATCTGCAATGGCTGCAAATCACCACCCTGACCGAGCTGCACGTTCTCCAACCCCTCAACGTCGATAATCAAACCGTCTGGCTTGGCTTTCGCAATCGCTTGCTGAATCTTCAAGTGCGTAATCTGCAGTTGGTCAGCAAATCCGATAACCGAGCCAACCATGGACTTGGGTTGCAACCTGCGAAGGTTAACAGCTACAGCGCTGTAAGACAGCCTGGCACGGGTGATGTCATGGACATTCCGAGGGATGTTCTTCTTCATCCCGTAATTGTAAATCAAGTTCGTCCCGACAATGAAGCTACCACCGTAAACCGTGGTGTAGGACATCTTGTAAGGCTTCCTGTCGTATACGCTGTCACGAGGAGGCGTGTATACATTGCCCTTGTAGTAGAACCCTACATTTCCAAAGCGAGACTCTTTCCCTTCGTAATAGATATCGTCAACGGACAAGAACTCAAAGTCAAGAACCTCAACGATATACTCATCGTACCCGTAAACAGTTCGCTGGCTGTACCTGTCGTAGTTGCTCATGCTCATACGCCCAGGGTTGTTCGCATATTTGTACTGAACGTCCCTAGCCACTCTCTCGTAATCCTCCTCCGTTAGTTGGTCCCCAGCCAAACGCTTTAACTCCTGAATGCTGATGCGCTTGATGTGCCCAGCGTAAGAGAGGTCTGCCATGTTCGGGTCCTCCGTGTAGGAGTGAACGAAATAAGACGGGTCAACGTAGTTTGTGGCAATACCATAGTTCGGGTCGTTGTCACGCTTCGTTACAGCCATACCGAGTGCAACGAGGTCGTTGACGCAGCGCCTAAGCACCCCGTCGTTGAAGTCATTCCACTCAAGCGTTAGATTGGCAGCAATCTGCGATGCAATCTCCGCATTGGTCTTCACGTTGCTCTCAAGGAAAATCTCAGCCTCCTCTGGGGTCTCTGGGAGTTTTTCAACGTCAACCCCTGTATTGATGCCAAGCTCGTTGGCCATGGCAATCGTCTCTTTATTGTTAATCTCGAAGCGAACCTTCGCCTTTTTGTCCTCCTTCTCTGAGATAGATAGAGGGTCAACAGCCTCCACATTCGGGTAAGGCTTGCGTGAAAGAATCTTGTTAACGACGATACGGACGAACTTCGGCACGATGGGGACTGGAGACCAGTCTAGGTTCAGCAAGGAACCGTCCCCGTTGTTGGGGTCAAGCGATGTAAGAATCTGCTTATAGATGGATACGTCTTGCGTACCGTTGGCGTAGTCCCTGTTCCGCTCAAACTCACCGAAGCGTCTTGCGAAAACACTCTGCGGGTCTTCCGTCCTTCCCCACTGGGATTCAATAGCTTTTGCGTATTTTAGCCCGTAAGCCTTTTGCTCCTTGGCTTCCCTTGGAACTAATGGGTTGGGGAAATTCCCGTATGGGAAATTGAAGTCTTTTGCCATGCGTTTCGCTCGGTCAGTTTGGCTACAAATATACTAAAAAACGCTGATAATCAACGGATTATAGGTTTGTGCTTTCTGAAGAAGACTTTATCTGACAAATCGGCTTTTTTGATGGGTTGCTTGTACTTCTGAGCTGCCAAAAGGGCAAGTCCCGAAGAGATGGTTAAGTCGAACTTAGTACGGTCATCCACCTTAAAGTTAATCCAGTCCTCCAGCGTGCGCTCGAAATACATCCTCCCGTACTCCCCTGTCTCGTCGTGGATGCCGACGTGCTCGTGGATATACGATTCTATGGACTGAGCGTGCGCCTGGATAACATCTTGACTATTAGAGGGGATACCCTTGGTCTTTATATTTGCATTGCTATGGGGAGCCCTGAGATGTTCTGGTCGGTCAAGGATGAACCCGTCATATCCTCGTGCCTCGAAGTATCTGAAAATCCCATATTTATTGTTTTCAATGAGAAGTGGGTATCCGAAGAATACGGAAGCCTGGAGAACGTCCTCATAGAAAATCCTCGCAAGAGGTGGCCTCTCTGCGTATTCGGCAACAAAAACATTGGATGGGTGCTCAATGTTGAATTTGTTGAATAGGTGACAGGAGCCCTTAGAGCCCCTACCATCCATCGTATTGTCAATATCGTAGGAGTCGACTCCCCCGCATCCCATGTGCTCGTTCATGGGGTAGAACTTGCCGTTCCTGATAGACTTCAGGTTCCTCAAGTGCGCTGGAGGTAGCCAAGAAACCCTCCATTTGCCGTTGGCATCTGGGGACCAAAGCACCTCCGTGTCGGGTATGCCGTCCTTCCAAACGAAGTTACCACGCACAATCGGGTCTGGGTAGAGCTCCCTGTTGTACTGAATCTGCTCGTAAATCTTCCCGATATTAAAGTGGGAGGACTTGGTTGATTCCCTGAAGGCTTCATCCTCCGTCCATGGGAACTGGCGTATAGCCTCGTTTAGCTCGTAACCATCCTTGCTGAGAGCCTTGCGCTCGTTTGAGAGGTAGGTCTTAGCCCCAATCGACACCATATCCCCATCCATGGTCATCACGGGGGACTTTGGGTTCTCAATAATGGGCATCCCGTAAATGTCAAAGAACCCCTCAAGGGCCTCGTAGGCTGGGACGAATATCCTGTAGAGGCCGCTCTTCGTGCGACCGTTCTCATTTCTATCTGTTGGGTCGGAGTCAACATAGAGCTTTCGAAAGTTGGCACCGCCCTTGTCCAAGGGATTCACGGTGCTACCAATCAGCGCTTTTCCGACGACCTTCTTACCAACGATGAGACAGGTCCTATGGATTCGCCACACCTCCGTGATGTCCATCGGGTTCTCCCACTTGCCAGCCTCGTCGAGGTAGAGCACATATAGCTTCTCACCGTCATAGGCGTTCGATGTCGTGTTCTTCCAGTTGATGACTGTATCTAGTGCCTCCGTCCTTGTGGTGGTCTTGTTGGTCTTCGTAATGCGTTTGGCGGGCTCTCTGAAAGCAAGCTCAACCCTTGGGTTCGTTGTACCGTCCTGAATAGGCTTGAAGAAGAATGGGTAGCTCCTGTACATCGGGAGGACCTTCTTCATGAAGATGTTCTCCTGAGCATCCTTACCAGTCTTGGACATAATCCCAAGAACCTTGTCAGAAACGAGTGTACCCTTGTTAACGATGATGGAGGAGCTGATGTTCGTGTACCCGCTACGCCTACACTTGACGTAAACCTGGCCTATGCAGCGTGGGTCCACGAAACAAGCCTCCGCATGGAGGTAAAGCTTCCTTTGGTAGTCTAGGTATCCACCGTAACCGATGTCCATCTGGCTCCATTGGAGTAGCATATAGTGGTCTCCAGTGATGTAGGTGGGTTCCCCGTTGTTGTAAAACCAAACCCCGTTCTTACGCCTGTTAAACTCCTCAGCGATATATGGCGTGAAGCGGTCCTTGAACTCCTTTGGCTGCTCGTTCCACTCGTCCATCGAGCGAATCTTCATGAGCTCCTTGGGTGGAGTTATGCGCTCCCATTTCTGCTGAGCCTTGGGCTTCCCATTGAAGAGAATCTTGCTCTTTTCGGGCTGTTTCGGTAGTTGGATGAGGAGTTCGGCTATCTCAATAACCTCTCCGCTCGTGTCCTGGGGACAGATATTGATGACCTCTGACTTGAAGCCCTTGATATTCTTTAAACCAGCCATTATTTCGCAAATTGCTCAGCAAATCCGCTGGAATAGTCCGTCTTGTCCTCGATTTCCCCCTTATCCTTCAGTGCTATAATCATATCCTCAATCCTCTGCCTCTCTTGGAGCAGTTCTCTAGCGTCGACAACAGTTTGTTTGATGGATGACAGCTCGGCTTTCCTTGCCGCACCAGTCAAATCGGGTGAAACAGGCTTGCGAACCTCTTCAATCATGTTGTGAATGGCGTGTTCCATCGACAACAAGAGGCTTTCAGCTGCTTCTACCGTCGAGAATTTACGCTTTTTCGACATAAAGGATGTCGTCTATTCGCATACGATAGACCGTCTCACCGTCCAACTCCATCTCATAGTCAGCATCCCTTGAAAAGACAACCGTGTCCCCCTTAGCGATGCCGTAGTGTTCAAGCGTGTCAGAGTCGTAGGCCACCGTGGCGACGTTCTTCTTAACAGCTTCAGGTAGCAAGATGATGCCAGAGGATGTTTTGTCCTCTTTTTTCTTCTCGATATGTACGAAGACCCAATCCGAAAACAGCCTGATAACCCCGTCACGCTTGTATGCATAAGCCTGTGTGGCATGACCACCGTGCTCTGAATAGCGAACGAGGTAGATGTCCTTCTCTATCTCCGCACGCTTGTCAAGAACCACATGGTGGTGAAAGTACAACGTATCACCGACCTTCACTGGTGTATCGTGCTTCTCTGGCACACCGACAACCTCACCGTAGCAGTACCTGTTCTCAAATTCACGGAACTTGTTCTCAAGATAGAACTCTTGACCAGCCATGGTGAAGGTGTCCTTGAACTTCTTAGGGAGCCTTACAAGGAAGTCCCTAACGGGTTTTAAATCAGAATTTGCAGTCATACTCAACGATTACAGGCATTTTATTAATAGTCTTCCAATGGAGCGTCCCTTCGGAGTTCTCGATGTAGACATCGAATCTATCCCCAGAATCATGCTCCTCGATGGCGACGACATGACCGCCACCTGCTGCCATGCCTATAAAGTAGGCCATAGCGTCCTTGGGGTTGACCCCAATGATAATCTTACGAATCATTTTAGTTCAAGTTAATCCAATAATCAGCCGTGGTGCTACCCTTCTCTGGGGGTGATGGCTCTGAACGCATTTGTTTCTTGCGGTCTTCAATCATCTCTGTGGTGTAGGCTTCGTAAACCCCGTCAAGGATTTCCTCAAGAATCTCCTCATCCGTCACGTTTGTTGCGTAGAATACGTCAACACGCTCGGAGTTATCAATGCCGTCAATCGAGTTTTGAAGCCGCTCCTCCTCTGAAATCATGAAGTCGCCCTGCTTGATACCTACGGTTACAACGTAGAAGGAATCCTCTGTAGCCCCGTACTTGATAAGCAGTGACTTGATTTCGTTATTAATCCTTTTGAACTCCTTGGAGAAGGATTTGATGTCTTTTTCTTTCATTTGAATTAAATTTGCACAAATATACAATTAAATGCCACGCAAGAAAATCATACCCAAGAAACGGGGGACCGTGATGAATATCAAGGAGTATGCCAAGGCGGATAAGTCCAAGATTGGTAGCACCTACATGAAGTACTACAGATTGGCTTGTCAGGACATAAGAAAAGCCTACGGGGTGAGCCAGTCCCAGCTTGAGATGATGCTCTTCGTTTACGACCTTGAATACTTCACCGCTTACTATATCTGCAAGACCTTTGGGTTGTCTCGTGTTGAAACGATGAGGAAGGACTACATAGACCCGCTTGTGAGGCAAGGCC